GTATTGTTGAGGTTGAGATAGTGCCTATAAATGCAGATAAAGAAGTTGTAATAACAGATACAAATGGAAAGGTTAAAAAGGTAAAAAACGCAAGAGTTAAATATAAGATAGGTAAACATAAATCGGAAGAGGTTAAGTTGTTTGAGGACCGTACCAAAACAACGGTAAAAGCCGAGCAAAAGCAGACAAAAAAAGATGTTGAGCGTAAAGTGCCTATCCATTATCACTTTATTTTTTGGTTTATAATATTGATAATATTATTTATCATATACCTACAACGGACTTTTAAATTCAGTTTATGGAGATAACCCCGCATCAACACGCATCGAATTACCATCGCTATACTATAAGCAACGGCAGCACTAAATTCGAGCAGCTCATAATGTTAACGAGTGATTGGCATTTCGACAACCCAAAAACAAACAGACCGCTACTTTTCAAGCATCTTGATTACTGCAAAGAAAAGGGCGGTTTAATTATTATAAACGGCGATATGCTTTGCCTTATGCAGGGTAAATATGACCCGCGAAAAAATAAAAGCGCAATATTGCCCGAACACAATGGCGATAGTTATATTGATTTAGTTATAAACGATACTGCCCAAAAGATGTTACCTTATGCTCATAACATTTTGCAAATCAATAAGGGCAATCACGAAACTGGGGTTAGTAGTCGAATTGAAACCGATATATTACAACGACTTGTTGAACGTATTAACACACTTGCGGGTAGCCGCATCCAGCTTGGGGAATATATGGGATATCTTACATTATGCTTTAGCCGCAATTCAGCACACGCAAAAAGTTTAAATATCGCTTATGACCACGGACATTGGGGCGGTGTAATTACAAAGGGCGCACTTTCTGTAGTACGGCACTCTTCAATTTACCCTGATGCGGATGTAGTTATAAGCGGTCACACGCACGACGGGTTTATTATGAACCATCCGCAGCTACGAATGAATGAATATAAAAGAAAGGTTGAGGTGCGAAATCAATGGCATATAAAAACCGGCACATATAAGGAAGAGTTTGAAACTGGCAAAGGTTGGGCAGTTGAGAAAATCGGAATGCCGAAATACTTGGGCAGCTGCTTTATGACCGTTTACTACAATGATAAGCAAAATTTAGAATATACCTTTACACTTACTCACTAAATGGAAGCAGTTAACCATCCGCAACACTATGGCGGGGAAAATAACCCATACGAAGCTATTAAAATCATTCTCGCGCACGATTTAAACTTTAATAGGGGCAACGTTATAAAATACGTTTTGCGCGCTGGTAAAAAGGAAAAAGAAATCGAGGATTTAAAAAAGGCGATGTTCTATTTAAATCAGGAACTAAATCGGCTATCGTCAATATAGTAGTCGCATTCCACTTCTTCGTCATCCACTCTAAATTTGAAGTAGCTTTGCCAAACGCTATCTTCAGAAGTATGCCGTAGGCAAGTATGCCGAAGCGGACAAGTAATATTTGAACATTTAGTTATATCAGCCATAGGGCAAAGGTATAAGTATAAATGTTAAAATTTTGTTAAAATTATTATTTCGTATTGCGTAATTAAAAAGTATTACGATATTTGCTTCATCAAATTAAAACACTTAAAAAAATGGAAACAATTTATTCAAAAAAAATCGGGGTAGGTCAGTGGGTTATTAGTGCAGAAGTTAATAACCGTATTTTAACGACCACAACAACCAACTCAATGGCTATTGATTGCGCGTTTGATAACGATTATGATTTTTGCGATGGCTTTTATGAAAGTCAAGACCAAGCAAAGCAGGCATTATTAAATCAAATTATTAGAGATAATGAATAAAAAAGTAGGGCGTAAGTCCAAGTACCCAAACGGTGCTATTATTAAAGCGTTCCGCATACCAGCGGACGCGGTAAAGGAAGTAAGTTTAAAAATTTATCAAATCTTAAAAAGCTATGAACAACGAAATTAGTTTCTATTTATTAGAAGTAAAAGAAAGCCACATTCGCGAGTATTTACCCGATGCGGTTATCGAAAACGAAAACAACGGTTATATCAAAATAACCATCCCGACAGTAGATACTTTAATATTAACCAAAATTTTCAATTGCGGTGTTATGTACGGAGTTGAAAGAATGATGCAAAAACGATGAAGACAATTAAGTATTTAGAGCTAACAAAAAAGCAAACAGACTTTCCGAGAATAAAAATAACAGACTCAAAAAAGTCGTATGAATTTATTAAGCAATTCTATTCCGATGATATAGGTATATTTGAGAGTTTTTTTATACTTCTTTTAGATAGATCTAACACTACTATTGGGTATGCTAAAATAAGTCAAGGTGGCGTGAGTGGAACTTATGTTGACTTAAAAATAATAGCAAAATATGCTGTTGATTTTTTGGCAAGTACTGTTATTTTAGCACACAATCATCCCAGTGGAAACTTAAATCCAAGTGAACAAGATAGTGAAATTACTAAAAAAGCAAAGGAGGGGCTTAAGATGTTAGATATAGTTGTATTAGACCATATCATATTGACAGAAGAGTCTTATTATTCATTCGCAGATAACAATAATGTATTATGAAAACACAAATCAACAGACTAAATAGAGTTAACAAGCAAATTGCAGGCATTGAAACTGCAATCGACCAAGCGCGTATTTCACGCGATTTAACAGAAGCGCAAAAGCTGGAAGCAATTACATTATTACGCGCTAAACTACGCAAAGCCATAAACCTAAAATGCTTAATTTTAGATACATTAAGTCGAGCCGTAGATGCTGAAAATGCAGAAATGAATTACCAATTAAGACAAATATCACTATGGAATTACCAATAATTTCACTTTTTATAGGTATATTTGGGGGTGCTATTATAGCAACATCATTAATCATTATTAACTTTAAAAACTTTAAAAAATGGGTAAAACGAGCGAACTCTACATTCAACTGCAAGATGAACTGATTAACACTATTCATCAAATCGATAACGGCGAATTATCACACCTTGACGCATTAATTGAAATGCGTAAACACCGCAAGGCAGCCGAGATGATTATCGAAATAACAAAGGACTTCGAGCAGGTTAATATCGATAAAATCGCAGAACTTGCCGAGCAATACGGTGGCAACTACAAAGGTCACGAAATTAAGCACGTTAACGGGCGCACTACATACGAGTGCAAAGGCATCCCTGAATATGATGCATTGAGCGTTGAACTTAAAAAGGTTGCCGACAAATACAAGTCCGCTTTTATCGGGGTGCAAAAGGGAATAGTACAAACCACAAACGTTGACGGTGCTACCTATTGGGTCGATGAAAATGGGGAACTGCACCCGCTTCCGGAAATCAAAATAACAAAGTCATACATAACCGTTGGAAGCGCTAACCAACTTTAATTTTAGCGCATTAATTTATATTTATTATGGCACGATTAGAACGCCCAACAAAAGCGAGCAGTAACCCTGCTCAAAAATTCCTGCAATGGAAGTCAAACAAAAAATGTTTCAGCTACTGGAACAAAGAAACGGAGAAAGAAGTTGACATTGAACTACCTTTTAAGTTTCTATTTCTTGAACACTACCACACCGTTAAAGGGTGGCACGGCGCAACCGATAAGGGGATAGTATCAAATGAGGTTTATGCACTTGGCAGCGAGCCGCTGAATGTTCGTACATTTGCCGGTATTGATATCGCAAAGGGACTTTATAAGGACATTAAAGATACCGTAAAAGCCGCAGGCGGTGTATATTACAGAAGCGTGTACGTTATGCTCGAAGATGGTACACTTGCAAATCTGCAATTAAAAGGTGCTGCCGTTGGCGGTCTTAAAAAAGAGCAGTCGATAAAAAAAGTTGAGGTGCAAGGTTACTCTGATTTTTACAACGACAACAAACACCTACTGGATAATCAATGGATAGAGGTAAACGCTGCTGCCGATGGTAAGAAAGGTGCAACTTCTTACGCAGTGCCGGTGTTTAGTTTAGGCCAGCCAATCGGGGCAGATGCAGATGCGGAAGCGACTAAATGCGCTAATGTGCTGCAGGAATACATCAACGGGTATAAAAACGCGAAGCCA